CGTTTCGACTACTACAGCACCATCATCGGTAGTAGGAGGAACAAAGGATGTTAACTTTGATTCCTCCTTCTCACGACTAGTTCTTCCGAATTTCAGACCGAACAATTCAAATGCCATTATGTATCCCTATCAAGTTTGGAGATATTATTGATTCACGCCTTCGGAGATGAAGTATTGATACGCCATGTCAACGGTGAAAGTCTCGATCTCCGTCTTGGCGTCAAAGTTCAACTCTATGTTTGACAACTCAACTGGCCAACAACCCACGAACTGGTAGGTCTTGACCTCACTACCATCTCTTCCCAATTGGGTGACTGCCCAGTTCTGCGCATAACCATCCAGTGAGTCTGGACCAATGTTGTTTGAGATGTCGTTGATCAGATTACTCCATCTTTCAAACGCATTTCTCATGTTGAAGGTAGCATCGTTGTAGACGGTGATTGACCAGTTTGCGAAACTTCTGTCACCCGCTAACTTGAGGACTCTTCCTCCTGGTCCAGCAACCTCAACGACACCCAAGGTGACTGCGGGAATTTGAGCAGCTCTGCAAAGGAACTGAATCTGGTTGTTGGGATTTCCACCACCCAAAGCGGCAGCAGCACCAACACCAGCAGCAATAGCAGAACCAACCGCACCACCACCACCGAAGATAGCACCAGCAGCTGAAGCAGCAGCATTCACTATTCCAGAACCAGTTCCTGGAAACTGTCCTCTGACGATGAAGTAGTTTGCTCTTGCTCCACCGTTGATAAGGTTTGCTCTAAATTGGTCTATATTGAATGGCATGTGTTTTTACTCCTTGTAGTAGTTTATTTATGCCCCAACCTCTTCAAAACTCAATCCAGTTCTGGTCGCAATGAAGTTCAACTGAATGAAGTTGATGGTTCTAGTCGGCTTGATGTAGATGTCAGCAGCAAACTCGTTCCTGTCAATCATTTCTGGTGTGTTGTTCGTCTCGTCGCAGACGACCTTCCAATCAAAGATTCCTCTTCTAGCCTTTATGTCTCGCAGGAAGGGTTCAACCAAGTTCCTGAACTGTTGTCTTGTGAACGCATCGTTGAACTCAAACAACGAGAACTTTGATGCGGCAGCGATTGCCTTCTCAAGGACTATGAACAAGCGTCGGACATTGATTCGGTCAAAAGCACTCGGCTTGCTCAATGCAGTCCTATCTCCGAAGAGAATGGTTCCTTGTCCGGGCACCGATATGACTGGATTGATTCCCTTGGGATAGATGGTGTCGCGGAAGGTCTGGCTTGGGTTGAATGCCAACTTTATGGAATTCCTGACTTGTCCCCTGTTCAATCCAGCCGGAGAGAACCAAGGATCGTTGGTCAAGTCTGTCCTAGCAACCAGTCCAGCGATGTCTCCGTTGAGTGGAACCCAACGATATCTGTCGTTGTATTGGTCATACTGATACTTGTATCCAGAATCAATGAAGACATAGGATGAACTTCCGACGGCATTCTTGGTGGCAATGCACTTGTCCTTCTTCTGATTCTCGGTCTGAGAATCGTCCGTGTTATCGGTACTGACGAACACCACGCAGTCCTTTCTCACGGTCTCAGCAATATCCTTGAGATGACCCAGTTGGGTTGCGTCATGAATCTGACCCGCCATCAGGAGACTTACATTGACGGTCTCCGAGTCCTCAAACAAATTGTATCCCTTGACAACTGCGTTGGTGGTTGACTGCGGTTCCACGACCAGTTCGTGAGTCTCGTTCGTTCCTTGCTCACCAGTTCCACCAACCAAACTCATGTCAAGTGAGAAGTTGGTGGAGGCGTTCGTGAACAACAAGTTTGATCCATAACTGACCACATAGGTGTTGGTCACGGAAATTGTTCCAGAAGTGAGTCCAAAATTCTTCTCAAAATCGGAAATCGGATCACTAGGAGTCTCGTCACCACCTATGAAGACGTACTCGGAAGCATTGTTGATGATTGACTTGTAGTATGTCACCGAACCACTATCCGATCTTGCTTGTGGGAACAATGAGACATTTGAAAATCTCTCAAGAACGGTGTTCTTTTGTCCCGTGAAGAGGCCGTCCTCGTCAATCACCACCAAGTGGAATTGATCATAAGTTTCTTGTCCTGCAAGTGTCTGGAGATTGGTGGTTGATTCTGGTGCTTGACCTATGATGTTTTGGGTCTTGTACCATGTCCAATCCTCGTAAGCAGCAGTTGAACCACCCAAGAACAAGGAAACCTTCAATGAGTTGCCCTTGTTTCCTGGATACTTTGCGAACACTCCGTAGTAGTCGGAGGAAGTAAGGCCACTGGAATTTGCGATGTATCTGGTAGCATTTACAGGACCAGAACCATTGAAGTAACCCGATGGAAGAGTCCAAGTTATGCTTGCGGTCTCCGTTATGTTGTTTGAACTTGCTCCGAATGCGGAAGTAAGTCCACCAGCATATCCCAATTCGGAACCAAATACAAAAGGAGCTGATGTAGTTGATCCAGTGTATCCGAATATGACCGACGACGAACCAGTAGCAGCAGCAACATAGGAGAAATTGTCAAAGAACTTCACTACCTTGAGATTGGTTGTCTCCTCATAATTTCCTTCGGAGACATTTCCAAACTCATAGACTGAACCACTTAGTCCCTCGTTCGTGTAAGAAGGAGTTACATTGAACACCACATAAGTTCCGCTCTTTGAAGAAACGGTCAGACCAAGATAAGCAGGACCAGTGACTACTGCTAGTGATGCAGCAGAAGCGGTCGCCGGTGCGAAGTAGACCGTATTGTTGACATTTCCTGAAGTGGTGGTAAGACCACCCACGAATGTTGAAGCATTCGCTCCGCCGAAGGTGATTCCTATGGTTCCCGTCAAGCTCGCTGTTATATCAGCGGTCTGGGTATAACTCACCGATTGAGCTACTGAATTCTTCGCGTCATCGTGAGTCTTTCTCACCACCAAGAGAGATCTACCATAACCAAGGAAGTTTGATCCCGTGAACCATTGCTTGTAGTTCCAACTCTTGGGATCCCCGAAGAGTTGTCTGTAGTTCTTGGGAGTATCGATGAGTATCACCCTGTCAGCAGGGCCCCACTCGTAGTAACTAGCAATTCCACCAACGGTCGTTGCGACCGATGGGACTATGGTCGTGAGGTCTATCTCGGAAACATTTATTCCAGGACTTACTTGAAATGCCATTTGTATCTCCTTGGTGTACTATTTTACCCTGATTAAGCTCCGACTTCGGAGAAGTTCACTCCCGTTCTCGTCGCAATGAAGTTCAACTTGATGTAGTTGATGGATCTGGTCGGCTTGATGTAGATGTCGGCAACGAACTCGTTTCTGTCTATCTTTTCTGGAGTATTGTTGCTCTCGTCGCACACGACCTTGAAGTCAAAGATGCCCCTCCTTGACTTGACATCACGAAGGAACGGTTCAACCAAGCTTCTAAATTGTTGTCTTGTGAAGGAATCGTTGAACTCGAACAAAGAGAACTTTGAAGCTGCTGTGATTGCCTTCTCAAGAACTATGAACAATCGACGAACATTGATTCGATCAAAAGCGCTGGGCTTGTTCAGTGCAGTCTTGTCACCAAACAATACGGTTCCCTCTCCGACGATTTCCACCACTGGGTTGATTCCCTCTGGATATATCCTATCCCTGTAGGTTAGATTTGGATTGAATGCCAGTCCCTCGGAATTTTTTATCTGACCTCTGTTCAATCCTGCGGGAGAGAACCATGGGTCAAAAGTGTAGTCCGTCCTGGCGCAAACACCAGCAACATCACCATTCAGAGGAATCCATCTACTGACTTGGTTGTACGGATCCGTCTGCTTCTTGTATCCACTGTCAATTACGACATATGAACTAGATCCGACGATGTTGTTTGCGAAGTTGACGCATATGTCCGCCTTCGCACTGTCCGTCTTGTAGGTGTCGCTCTTGCTAACTGGTGATGAGAGGAAAGCGATGCAATCCTTTCTCTTCTCCACCAAGTTCTTTAGTGCGGATACTTGTGACACAGCACTTATTGATCCACCCAATATCAAAGAAACATCTATGTTTTCTGGGTCACAGAACAAGTCATACCCAACGCCAGAATCCAAGTTACTGGTTATCTTTCTGGATGATGGTGCTTGCTCTCCACCACCACCAGTCAGGGATGATGTTCCATGATGTCCCACATTCCCCTTCCATGTATAGACATAGGAACCAGAGGATGCAGCAGCCGACAACCCGAGATCTAGATAACCAAACAATTCGCTTGGACCAGAATCGTCATTTCCGACATCATGTGATTCAACCGAACCAGTGATCTTGACATAGTTTGACTTGGTGTTTATCACATTCTTCCAGAATGTACTTTCCCCATTGAGACTTTTTGCTTCTGGGTGAAGAGAAACACTTTCAAACTTCTCGAGGATCGTTCCTGGCTCTCCCGTGAACAAACCATCCTCGTCAACTACTATGAAGTGAATCTGATCGTTGGTCGTGGTTCCTGCCAATGCTACCAAGTTGTCGGTGGAACTCGGTTTTCTTCCGAAGTTCTTCCAATAAGTCCAGCCACTACCAGCAGTTACGGTGTTTGCTCCTATGGAGAACTTTAGACTATTTCCCAATGCGCCAGGATACTTTGCTATGACATTTGGTGCAAGTGAGGTCACATCGGTCCCGTCGTTGGGGACGTACTGATAGGAGTAGCCGGAAAGAGGAGTACCTGAATTCTTGGCATCGGAAGCGCAAACTCTGACGACCAATAGGTTTCTGCCGTAGTTGAGGAAGTTAGCACCAGTAAACCAATCTTCAGCATTCCAATTGTATGGGTCACCGAAGACGGATCTATAGTTTTTGGGCGTGTCGACTATGATGACCTCATCTGCCGGACCCCAAGAATAAGAAGCTGCTATTCCACCGATAGTGGTTGCCACTGAAGGCACTATGGTGGTAAGATCAGTTTCCTTTACTGTTACGCTTGGACTTACTTGAAATGCCATGTTCTTCTCTCCTTGATGAATGCACGGAGTATATTCTAATGTTTATTTAGTTTTTATAGTTTTTTGGTTCAAGACCAAAAGAAGCCAGTGTCGTCGTCCATGTTCATGTCGGA